CAAGCACTGCATAATCAGTAAACCAACTTCTCCATCCCATTCGATAAGCTGCAAATTGCACTATCGCGTGGTGTGTCATTGCTAACATCGCCCAAGAAGATAACGCACCCATCGGTTGACCAACAGCGTACTTTACGGTCGCGTCCTTAGATTTCAAACCACCTTTCGGTGACTCTCCACCCAGGGAACTGAAGGCTCGACTCCCAAAAGTCTTCGAAAAGATTTGAGGAAGTCGATACCATCGATCGCAAAGGACTGCCCGCCAACTTTCAGCGTACGCCCTTCCGGTAAATGCCGCCAATAACCATTCTTGAAGAACCACTGGTAATCTATCAGTCGCTGCCGACAGATCGTATGAATAGACCTGTCTCACGCCTTTAGTTTCACATCTCTTGATTAATTCCTTAACGGGCTTGACTTGGTCAAATGTCCCGTCTTGGGGTATTTTTCTTAAGATAGTAAAGAGGGCCTGATGCAGAGGTGATAGAATCCACTGGGTAAAAATGTCCACCATCGCGAAAAGTCGTATCTTTCCGGGTTCTTCCCGAGTACCTAATGCACCTAAATAACCACTTGGATTTGTGGCTACTGGAGCGCCTTTACCAAAAGGATTCTCTTTCTTTCCACTTAGAATGTCAGAACGAAACTCAAGAGTTTCGCGCCAACTTATCTCAGCTTGTTCCCAGATAGGCCCACTTAATAAATGACTACTCCCAGAGATCGTCGCTAAACCCCTAAGCATCATCAGGAGCGTTGGCCTGGATATCCAAGCCTCTGCATCCCGTAATACATTAGAGATCGAGGTAGACCCCTTAGATGAATTAGGTCCCGACTTTGTTATTACAAGCCGTCGGATGTGCTTAACTAAATCAGTTATCACCCACCATGTTCTGTGGAAATCCTGATGAGACCCATACACCTCACGAAAGTCAGGGTATGGTTTCTCCTCAGGCTCCCCAGTTCTGTCAGATAAATAATATAACTTAGTAGCAAATCTCTTAACTCCAAATTGCCCAATCCAGCGTATAAAGGTTTCATTTACAAAACCTCGCCACGCCCACATTAAGCTCTCGGGAATCTCGACACCCGGACTAATGATGGTCTTAATCGATAACTTACCACGGAAGACTAATACCCGGTAAAGGGTAAACAAGCCTAACC